CCTTTTTTATAGCCTTTGGTCATTCCACCTTTAGCCATACCTTTAGGTTTCATGCCTCCCATTTTACCGCCCTTAGACATTCCTTTGGGTTTCATTCCACCTTTTTTGCCACCTTTAGAGTAGCCTTTAGTTTTTTTAAACATAATTTATCCTCTGTTTAATTAACATTTCCACCTACGTCTAGCCTGTCTTATTCTAGAATTAGGATTATTTCTTGTTTTAGCTGAACTTCGTTTAAGTTGTCCAAGAGATCTAGCACAATAAGACTTACGTCTTTTTGCGGCCTTGCTTCCTTTTTTAACTTTGCCTGTTACAGCAGTTTTTAATTTAGAACCTGGATTTAATTTACGGTACGCTTTGACCCCGGCTTTTGTCATGCCAGCACCCTTTTTAGTGGGTCTAAAATTCCTCTTACTGCGTGGAGGCATTTTAGTTCTTTTGCGTACCATAAAAATTAATCGTACTTTTTAATTAACACCAAAATAATGTTATAAGTATCTCCACTCGAATGACCAACTGTGGTGAAATCTATATCACCAGTTACGCCACTACCTGCATTGTTAGGTATAGCAGTAAAATAGTCATAATACTCATCGCCTGTACTATCAGAGGGCAAGCCTGCAAATAATACATTAGCTGTAGCATCAAATTCCATGTTTACACCCATGCCTCTTGTCATCCAGTAAATACGAGCGACAGATACTTTAGTGCAAGCTTCACCTTTGCTATTTGCAGATAATGCAGATACATCAACTTTTTTAACAGCACTTTCTCCAGTACCATCAGAAACATTGGTGAATTTTAAAATAGCTTGCCTTTCATCATCCTGTATTGTTTGGGATGTAACTGTATCAGCCATATTTAACTCCTATTATTAAGCGTCAGCAAATGGAGTTACTAAAGTTCCAGAGCCAAGTGTAATACCTTCAACAGCATACTTAGCAGATCCCATAGCAGTACATTTGATTATAGATCCTGCTAATCCACCTTTGGTTGAACCATTTAAAGTGATTACATCATTAGATGCACCAGAAATAAAAGTTTTACCAGTGGCGTTATTAACACCAGTATATAATCCACCTACAAATTTATCAGTGCCATCAGTAAGAATATCAAGATCAGTTGCTGCTGTCTCAATAACAAAAATGAAGGTAGCACCTAAATTATTTAGTGAATTAGGATCTGTAGGATCAGTTGGTGCAGTTGTAACAATTGAGGGTAAAGTAAATTTACCGTCAGCATCGTTACATGTAAGTATACGTCCTGCGTGACTGTCTACGGTTAAAGTTGTGTCAGCTGTTAAACTTACTACTGAAGTATTACCTGCGGTAATAAATCCAGAGATAGATCTAACAGGACCTGAGAATGTTGATTTAGCCATAATTTTCTCCTAACTAAATATGTTGCGCCATCTTTGGAGTAAGTCTGCCGAGCCAGTTGGTGCAACGGTTAATCTCGGTTTATTTGATTGTAATTTAAATATTAGAAAAAAGAAAGGGAGCCGAAGCTCCCTTACTCAAGTGTTGAAAACACTTAATCCAAAATAGGATTACGCACCTTGTGATGCAAAGACAGCTCTTGGGTTTGAGAAACCAAAAGAATATCTCTCTCTAGCTTTGAATCTGACATTGCCAGTATCAAAGTCGCCTTCCATAGAAGTTGAAAGAGGTGATCTCTCAAAGTGTTTAAAGCCATCTGGGCAGTCAGTTAACAAGTAAAACGCATCAGTATCAGTTAAGAAATGGTTTACTGCATAACCTTGTGAGATCATTCCAGTATTTCTTATAGCATTGATGTCGTTGTCAGAAGTGCTTGTTCTACCAGGAGTATTTAATATTCTATCAGCCACGAACTGAAGTTGTGGTGGTACTATTAATTTTGTTCCTTGTAAAGCAAGAATCATATTTCTGTCATCAACAAAAGTTGAAATAGAAATAAGAGCATCTTCTAACGAAGTCTCGTTTAAGTCAGTAAAAGTGGTTGGTCTATTTGAGAATGTTCCTCCACCTACTAATGGATGAGAAGTGTTCACGAGTGATACTCCATCTCCACCAGTAAAGCTTGATGAGAAAGCATTATTCAATACAGACGCAGCTTTTACTTGCTTTGTGTGCGCCATAGATCTAGCTAGAGCTTTTGTATATCTAGCACCTAATCTATCGTAAAGGTTATCTTCGATAGCTTCTTCTGTAAGAGCGAATGCTAACGCAACGGTTTCATGTGAATACCTTGCAGTAAAGCCTTCTGAAGCGTTGTCAAAAGAGACCCCGGTTCCTTCTGGTTTTACCTGTGCGTTACCGAAACCTACTATTAAGGTTTCTTCTTCAAATGCTCTATCTGAAGACTCAGTTTCAAAAATTTCCGCGTGCTCGTTTTCGTACCTGTTGTATTCCATGCCAAATAAGGCATTTAAACCAGGCTCGAGCTCCTTCGCTAATTGTGAACGATTAATCGCCATGATTTATACTCCAGTTACTTGAGCGTAAAAGTGCTCATTAATTTTGACTATCAAGTTAACGTTTGCTGATTGAGAACCAGTACCTAAAGTATTATTCTCAGGATCATTGGAAATTCCAACAATTCTAAGTTGAGCAGAAGTAGCAGCAGTAGTTCCACTGATAGTAACAGCAGATTGTCCATCTGTTGTTGAACCAGCAGCGTATACAATGTCAGCATTGTTACCAACGACTGTTTGTACAACTGAACCAGTTGCAGCACTTTCTACTTCAAATAATGCATTAGGATCGTCAACTACGAAAGCCACCGCGTCTGATGTAACTGTACCATTAGGCCAGTGAGAAGAAAAAATAACTTCCCCACTAGAATTAGTAAACTTACATCCCCTAAAGACTCCCAACAGTTGATCGCCAGCAGCAGCTACTAAAATAGTACCTGCGTTGGTCATTTTAACTGGGTCGCCTGAAAATATGTTTCCGCTTGCACCAGAAGCAATTTTGTATTCTGTAACTCCTTCGGAGTTTACATTACTACCTAATTTGCCTAAAGGTCTCAAGCCGAAAGCAGCATTTTGGTTTGCCATAGTTATGTCCTTTAAAAAAGGTTAATTAAAAGAAGAAACAAATTATCCTCTGTTTCCTCCGCCAAATGTTACCTTTGATTTCAATTCTCTAGAAATTGGCATCGCAGGATTTTCTTCACGCATTAGGTCATTCTCTACTGCACTCATTTGGTTTTGTGTTTGTTTAGCGAAATATTCATTTCGTTGATCTGCGATTTCTTTTGGTATTTTGCACAGTATCAAACCGCCAACCCCATAAGTTCCAGCGTGACGACCATCATCGACAGTGGGCATATCACCAAGTCCGGGAAATTCATTCGGTCTGACTGTTTCCCAGCCTTCACGAAATCTTTTTGAAACATTAGTTTTGTAGTCTAAGCCAAGCACTGACTCTGCTACCCATCGACCAACAAGACCTTGAGCTTCCATTGCTTTAGTTGTTGCCTCTGGCAATTCTAAAGCAGTAGGCATTTTCCATACCTTTGGCCTCTCATCTTTAGCTCTAGTTTCCGATGCTCTTGTTACTTTTATTTCTTTATCCTTACTCATGATTTTTGTAGCCTCGCTTTTTGTATTGCGTAATCTTTAAATGACACTCCAAGTTTCTTAGCTAGTTGCTGTTCGCTCGGTGTCAACTCGATACGATTTTTTTGTTTGCGTCCAGTCGATGTTGTGCGTGTTGGCGAAGCGACTGTTTGGACGGGTTTTTTGTCAGCTTCCACGTTAAATTTGTGAGGCAACTCTTGTCGCACTCGTTTATCAATCTCACTATAATACTCATCTGAGTCAGTGTCAAAACCTTCATTCTCTAATTGTTTATGAACAGCGAATGCAACTGAGGTTGCAACTTGGTCTTGTCCAAACCAAGTATTCTTCTGTGCCCATTCACGAGCTTTAGGAGATGGCTCATTATATTCTTCAGGTGGTTGAGCATATTGCTCTGGAGCTTGATTTTTTTGTTGTTCAATATAAGCAGCTTCTTGTTCTTCATATTGTTTTTGTGCTTGAGAGTATTGCTCAAGTCTAGCTTTATCAGTTGTAGCTAAAGTTAAAGCCTCAGTAGCGGCAGCTATTGCTTCAGCATCACCAGCTTCTGTTGCTTGCTTTAAAGCTTGTTTTGCTAAAGTCATCTGAGATTCAACTCTATTGGTGAACTCATCACTGTAACTACTAGAAAAAGACTTCTGTTGTTGTCTTAATTTTTCGTTTTGATCTTTAAGATCTTTAGCATATTGCACAGCCATCAGCTCTCTTCTTTGAAATTCTTTGGCTTGCGCTACTGCTTTATTAATTCTGTTTTGTGCTAAAGATGCTCTTTTTTCTACTTCAGATAAATCTTTTGCTTCTTCCTCTACTTTAGGAGAAACCTCAAAGTCTTCTTTAACTTCATCTTCAGTAACAGGAGAAACTTGTTCTTTTGTTTCATCTAATGAGATCTCTACTGACTCTTCTTGAACTTCTTCTTCAACTCTTTTATTGATAGGCATAGCAGCCTTTTCAATTTTTTCTTCTGTGATTTCTATATCTATATTTTCTGCTTCGTTGGCCATAATTACCTCTTATAAAGATTTAATATCATTTGGATCCAAAATAGTTCCAATTACATCATCATCATTAATGATTCTGACTTCGTGATCGTCTTCTAACCGAAAACGAGAACCTGCGTATCTACCAATTAAGACCCAGTCTTTTTCTTGACACCAAGGTTTGTTTCCGTATTTTTCTGTTTCTTTATAAGCTAAAGGGCCAACTTTTAAAACGTAAGCAACAACCGTTGCTAAAGTTTCTCTGTCAATGGTTTCTTTAACTAATTGAATACCGCCTTCAGTTACTCCTGCACCACGGTAAGGCAATACCAGTATTCTCCATCCTGAAGGAGTTGGCATTCTATCTAATAGTGATTTTTTAAGTAGGCTTGGATCTAAAACTCTTGCTTCTTCTTTTACAAAAGCTTGATCTAATTCTGATGGGGCTTCTTCTTTTATATTTTCTGCGACTTTGTCATTCATCGATGTTGTCCGTATGCAGCGTTTCTTTTAAATCTTGCTCTAGGGATCGCAACGCCGATAACTCTCCCATAAAAAATTTGTAGTCTTCCATGGATTGTACATTCCCTGCTGAAAGACTGTCAACAATATTTTGCTGTCTTTGGCGCAGAGTTTTAAATATATACTCTGCTAATCTTATGCTGTCTATAGTTCTCTCCTAACTATACAGTGTTTATCTTAAATTTATATTTCCAAAGTTTGGAATCATTGGTCTCCTACCTGTACTTGGTAAATCAAATTTAGGTGTGTTTGACACATTAGGATTTATAGGGGTTGTAATACCCTCAAAAGGATCAATGCCAATAGGACTTGTAGGGCGATTAAATATTGGTTTTGTTAAGACAGGATCTACATCTCGATTACCAAAAGTAAAAGTTGGAACAACCATATCAGGAGGAGCATCATACAAAGGATTACCTGGTCCCATAGGTCTGTCATAAAAAGAATCTGGATATCTCCTAGTTGGATTTCCATCTTTATCCAAAGCAATTGCATCATTAAAACCAATAAAAGGAGTAGATCTAGGCATTTCTACAGGAGGAGTAAATGTAGGCATGTCTACAGGTTTACTTCTAAACAATCCACCCAATGAATCATTTTCTTTCATTGTTTTCGGAATACGATCACCCAAATCTTTTTTTTCTTTAAACTGATTCATAATTTCATCATAGTCAAAGTTTGATAAACCAGGGAGATTACTAAAATCTAAATCTCTTATAAAATCTGGTATTCCGGGAAAAGGACCGCCTGGTATAAAAGGCTCTGGGTCAGGCATTGGAGCAGGTTCTGGTGTAGCCAACTGGCCTTCTAGTTCTGCAATACGATCCATCATTTCTTGGAACCTTGCATCTTGAGCGGCCTGCTCTTCAGCACGTCTTGCCATCTCAGCTTCTCTGATTGGAGCTTGAGTTGCTTCATATTGTCTTTGAAACTGTTGACCCATAGGGCTTTCCATTTGACGCATGAACTGTTGCCCAATTGGGTCAGGTCTTCTATCAGTTGGCATGAAAGCTTCTGTGGGTTGAGGTGGGGCTTGATAACCTTGCGGTGTAAAATATGCTGGTCCACCTACAACTGCTGTAGGTCTGCCTATTGGCATGGGTTCTGGTGGCATTGCCATTTGGCCTGGTGCTTGACCCAAGCCTTGAGCATATCCGGGAACACCCCTAGCAGGCGTATATCCCATACGCTCTGATTCTAAATCTGGTCTAGAAATACCTTGAGGTGCAACTCTTGCAATGCTCATCAATAAACTCCGCTAAACTTAGTGCCTCTCAATGCAGCCTTACCGCCTCTAGATTTACCTTTACCATATGGTTTAGGTGCACCTGGATTTGGTATCTCTTCTACTTGTTTGTAATTAACAGTGCCTTGGTCTTTGATGCTAACGCTTGCTTTTACGTTTTTTACTTTTTCCATTTTTACTCACCTTTCTTTTTTTCTTACCAGCTTGCGCTAGTGCGATGGCCACCGCTTGCTTTTGCGGCTTGCCAGATTTCTTTAACTCTCTTATGTTAGCAGATATTGTCTTTCTACTGCTACCTTTTTTTAGAGGCAATTTTAACTCTTCTTACTTTTGGTTTTTTTAGGAGTTGTTTTTTTAACTTTAGCTTTAGCTTTGGTAACTGTTTTTTTAACAGCTTTTTTCTTGACAACTTTTTTCTCGACCTTTTCGGTTTCGTTATTTGCATCCTCATTGATGATCGGTTGATTGCCATGTAGTTTTGCCTCTTCTTCTTTCATTACAGCCTTATTAATGGCTGCCATTTTTTGTCTAACTGAACTCATTTATTTTCCTCGCATTATGTCCATTGCTTTAAATTGATTCTGTTGTTCGATTCTTTCACGAGCAATGGTGTCTTTCATCATAGCAATTTCTTGTTGGATTGCTAGTCTTTGCTCTGCAAGATCTTTGTTTTGCATGACTCGCATTGCATCAAACTGTTGACGTTGTGCAAACTCTTCACGCTTACGTTGCACATCATCAGCTTTAATATCTAGTTCTTTGTCTCGTAATTCTACCAATGGGTCAGGCATAGGGGGAGGTGGCATAAACATTTGATTGATTTGTTCCATCAACTGCGACACCACTGCGGCCACATCTCTAGATACAGACTCTTGCAATTGTTGTTGATAACCCATGGAGAGTTCTGGTGGCAACATAGATATTTGTTGCATGATTGCTTGAAACTCTGGATTCTGTGCATTTTGTTGATCCACTATCTCAGCCGCTCTAAAAGATACATGCTGATAAATGTGTGCTTGTATCAAAGATAAAACTGGCGGATTGGTTTGTGCGGTTACAGTGCCATACAAAGACATGTGTGAATTAATGTGAGCATCATGGTCTTGACCTGCAAAAGCTTGTTGTGGCAAACCAGATATTAAACCTGCATTCTCACTCGCAGGGTCCATGGGTTGTGGTTGTGGGGGTGGTGGCAATAACTGTTCTATGTTTTGCACACCCATCGATGCATACATTCTACGATATGCTTCATAAATACCATTGGGGCCATGGATCTCTGGATTGCTTTGCACTGTTCTCAGAAGTTCTTGAGCCATCATGACTCTTTGGCTCATAGAAAAAGTATTTGGATCTGAGATCGGCAAGACATCCACACGCTCATCAAAGTCTGTTTGCTTGATAACTTGATTGCCATTGGCTGTCATGTATGGATAGTCTGGTGGTAAATACTCAGCAAAGACTTGCGCAAGGAGTTCAAACTCTATGCGCTGACTTGAATGCAAACGTTTGTGAATTGCAGACATAACCCTCGTGCCACGCTCAAGCAAGGCAACCGTTGTGCCTACTGG